CGGAGAACTTATCACTGTATTTGTATTCTGATTTCTTATCACACTGGCTAAATCATTTATCGGATGGGTAGATTTTGTTTCTTGTTTTTTCCAGAAGGTCTTTGAAAATATATTCAACAATGCCTCCAATGCCATGCGTTATATGTAATATCTGATTTGGCTTATAACAGAAAAAAAAGGAATGTCAAGAATTAAACTAAGAGTGACACATTCTCATTGTCAACTAAATAATCATACCGACAAGCCCTGCCCTATTGAGATGCGTATATATTGCATATCGCTCACAGCTCATTAGATGGTCGTTCATCTTTATCGGCTCATCGATGAATTTATCATTTTTATCCTTGCACCACACATAGCCCTGCTTTTCTTTTATTAGATCTGCACTGTCAGGATCAATAAATATCTTCTGGCTCTTTATAAAATCTATCCCCGGCTTAACAGCCTTATCGGATTGCCATATGTTAAATCCTGCCCGTGAGATCTCTTCTATGCGTGCCGGTTCTGCACTGTCTGCGTAAATCGGAGAATTTTTATTTGGAGATCAGATCATTATTCGTTAATCCAGATTCATAGAGAAGTTGCTTTTCATAAAAGACCATGTCTTGAATCTTTATTTCAAGCAATGCTGAAGGATTATTGAATCCAAAATCAAGGCCATAGATTATCTCATCACATGCCTCCGGTGCCCTACCGAAAGACCAGACAGGATATATTAATCCTTCCAATATGCCCCACTCGCCTTCGCCGTAGATCTTCCAATATGATGGATTCTGCTCCTTAGTACGTTCTAATAACCTGATATAATCAGGAGATAGATGCACATTGTCTCTGTATGTTGACACGATTTCCTCAATATCTGAATCTTTTTCGATAAGGTCTGTTTTAATCCAGTGATATGCACTGATAGGATTTAGGGCCAAATACATCTTGTTTTTATTCCCATCATGTGTTGGAGCGGACATACGCATTTTAAGAATTATAAAATCATCAAGACTAAAATCTGTTGCTTCCTCCATGAAAATATAATTGAACTCTGATGACTTTATTTTTTCCGGATCATCAATGCTCGTGAATAACATCCAATTGCCATTTCGTGTATGAGTCAGAGTATGCTCAGATTTGTTCCATTCCAGATTATTAAGCTCGCCTATAAAAGATAGCATTTCTACTATGTTTTTATAAGCTGTGATTCGGAGAGATGGGAAGGTTTTACGGCAGACCAGAAATTTTTTATTAGACTCTTTTAGAAATTTTAAAATAAAGAGTTGCTTAAGAGAAAAAGACTTGGTGCTCCGTGCTCCGCCGCGATTAATAATGATTGGCTTCTTGCTTTTATAGTTCGCCCAGAAAACTTTGGAATATTTAAGTTTAATGCTATCATTTATTTGATTCATCTGGCTCAAAAACAACAACTTTCGTCTCGCCGGAAAGGCTTGCATCTATCATCTGTTTAACCTTCCCCTCAGTGCGCTCTAATACGATCTCCGCTAAACGTCCATCACCGGCAATAGCCTTCTTGATGCCACCCTTTACGATAGCTTCGGCCATGAGTTCTTTATAGGTCTTTTTACTATGGGGCTCTATCTTCTCGAGCAATTTTCTGATGAGGGTGGATACAGATGTGCCTTTGGGACGGCCTCCAGGATTGCCTGAGACACCTTTAGGCCAGGGCTTCATTCCCTTGGGCAACTGTTTTTTTGTGTGTTCTTGAGCTTTGTCCATATTCATGTCTATCTCATACTCTCTTTTACAGATTTGTCAATTTTTAATTTCCTAAAACATTGCTAATCATTTCTAACTTCTTTTGTGGATTATTATTTTTTCCCTTTGTACTATTGGTTTTTCATTATTTTTTTTAAGCCACTCAAAAATAAGTCCTGGAAAAATATAGTTCTTTTTTGCCACACGTCTAATACCCAGCATCCCCGCCTGCTTTTCGCTATAGGCACTTACATATTCTATATATGCCTTATGCGCATACTTGACGACAACTTTGTATAATTGCTTATCTACCATATCTCCTCTTCCCTAAATTTTTTAGTGTTGCTATCGAACCAAAGTTTCATTGATCCTTCTGTTCCCAGCTCCCTGTTTTTCTTAATATACAATTTTGCATCCATAACCTCTTTACTCTTTTTTTTCATCTCCTCTTTAAGTTCTTCGCTGGGCCTCCAGATGATAATTACATTGTGAGCTAAATTCGTTATATGTCCTGTTCCCATCACATCAACTTTACCAGGCCTAGTATCATCATCATATCCCTTACGGGGATGCGCTACAAGGTGAATATGCACATCAAACTCTTTAGCGAAACTCACAAGTTTTGTGCATACATTTTTTTGTTCTTTGAGTTCATCATTGAGGTTAATTTTTATTCGCATCAGAGAATCAATTACAAAATGTTTACATCCATACCGCCTTGCGGCATATTTGAAAACATCGATAGCTGAATCAATATCGATCTCTTCATGGACATTAACCACATAAAGATGTTTCCCTAAAAACTCCATCGTTTCAATAATTTCCTGTTTTGCGGGACAAGCCTTCCCAATGCTTTGGATGCAAGCCCATCTCAGATATCTCGGCACGGGCATTTCCAATGAGGCTACACAACAGTTTATGTGCTTCTCTACAAGATCAACTACCATTTGATTGAGTATTGTGCTTTTTCCTGCAGAATTATTCCCCGACCACACCGTAAGCTCCGACATTCTCCACCCGCCCAGAATATTATCAAGCCTGGTAAAGAGCGTTGGGCTTCCATATATTTTTCTTGTGTTCCAAAATAAATCAAGGACTTCATTCACGAAAAACTCCGCCGATTTCAAAACAATAGGTTCAAAATCTTTCGCATCTAGCATTACAGATAACATTGTTTCGGCAGGCACATTCTT